GAACAGCGCCACTTAAAGCAACAGCAGCTGCAACAGTTGCACCTGTAATGTTTGCACCGATGTTAAGGTTATATGCCGTTAAACTTGTTGTACCAATCCCCACATTGCCGCTGGAGTCGATGGTTGCGCGAATTGCATTATTCGTCACAATATTAAAAGCATACGCCCCAGTTGAACCAACATACATTGGATTAGGGGAATAAACATAACTAGCTCCAGCGTCTGTGGTCAAATATAATGGAACAGAGGACGCTGCAGACCCAACAATTGCAAGCCTATACCCACCCGTTGAACTCGTCCCAATCCCCACATTGCCGCTGGAGTCAATACGCATGCGCTCATTCTGCGAACCCGTCTTGAAGATGATGCTGTCAGACGTACCAACACCAGACGTAGATTCAAGCGTCAACGTGGATGAAGCAGTTGTTCCGCCAATGACTAAAGGTGTCGTCAAGCTGGTAATAGAAGCACTTGGAATTGTTACAACACCAGCCGACGAAATCGTCATTGCGTCCGTAGCTGACGAATTGGTCACAAAATGCATTGCATTTGCACCAATTGTGCCAATTACAAGATCGGTTGATCCAGTCAGAAAATATCCGTAGCCAGCAGCATTGATTGCGCCTGTTCCAGTGTAACCGGATGAATTGATGCCGACCGTGGCATAATTTGTCGCAGCAGACCCTTGGTCATTATACGCAACAAATTCAGCCGATGCGGCAGAACCGTTCGATGTGTTCTGGATCGTGGCTTGATTGTAGCTGTTCACGCTCGACTGGAACGATGCCAACACGTTAACGTCAGAGAAGCTGTTCGTGCCGTATCTGAACGCGCCGGTCGTTGATGTTGCAGTGCGAGATGCCGTAGCCGTAATTGTATTGATTATTGGATCGGCAGAATATGAAGGCGCAGACCCCGTTCCATTGGAAATCAGAACTGAGCCACTAGCAACTGGCGATATTGCAGTAATTGGATTCGTTCCATTGCCAAACAACAGGCCGTATTGCGTCAATGTCGTATCACCCGTACCGCCAATGGAAACGGGGAATGGAAGGGTACTTGATCCTTTGGAAAGACCTACAATCTGACCAGTTGTAATCTGTACCGACGACCCAGATTGAACGCCAAGAAGCGGCTCAGTGCCATTGAGCGCCGTTACTGTGGGAAGATTGGTTAAGGTGATGTTCGCCATTCTTAAACCCCGGTAAGCGGTATCTGGTTGTAATTGTAAGGCAGTCCGACCAAGGCTGTAACCATCAACGTTGTGCCCTGCAACAACCCGCCCGCAGGTATAGCATTGTTCACTTGGTAAGTGAAGGCCGTGGCTGTTGTGACGGTGATGCTATACGCGCCATCTGCAAGATTGTTTGTCAGCCCTTGGACGGCGATTTGATCATTTGTCGAAAGACCATGCGCCGATGAAAATGTCACCGTGATCGTGCTTGTGCCAGTCTGGGATGTCACAGATAAAGGATATAGCACAACGCGATATTCTTCTGTTCCAAACAAAGGCATCACAGCGTTCTGATCCAAGCCTGTCGGTTTTCCCAAGACTTGCGTTGTGATGCTAATACCGTCCTGCGTGACGATATCGGTCGTAGAAGGCACAGGAATGCCGGTTATTGGATCAAGCACGGTCGGTGCATTGATTGCCAAATTATCGGTCTCAGCGGATGCGTAATCCTGCACACGGGGGTTCTGGATTGGCACCGGATCCGCAGGAAGGACAATTGCCCTTAATTGGTTCTGTGGCGTGTCCAAGCACGGGCGGCATACCAAAATGCGCTTGTTGATTAGGCCAGCGCCTGCGTAATCAAACTGCCATTGCAAACGGTCATGATTGTACAGGAAGCCGCAACGGTCGCAGATACCAAACGCCCGTGGATTCCTAGACGATACTGATGCGCGGCCTGTTGCCCTCACCGGAAGTACCCACTGATTTGTGGCGAAATGTACTGCTGCGCCGTTTCAACATTCTGTTCTGCGGCGATCTGATACGCTTCATCGGCCAATGGCTTGATCAAGACAGCCTTTTGAGCATTCCAGATGATTGCCAAACGAAGGGCAAGATTATAAGCGAACGCTTCAAGCCACAAATACGGGATTTCAACCGTCTGACCGCCAGAATAATTGGCATCTTGGATTTGGCGAACGCGATAATATTTGAAATATTGCGACGACGTACCATCTGGAACGGGCCACAAGGTAACCTGCGGGCTGATTAAACGATCAAACCAAAACACGGTTGGAAATCCGGTCTGTTCCTTATTTGGATAAGACGCATATTCCGTGCGTGACACCGGCAAGATAATGCGGTCGATAGGTTGCGAACTGTTGTTCGTGGTCGTGACATAAGCATCAAGCATGACAACCGTGTTTGGATCCACTGAATATGTCGCGGCAGGGGTTTGTGATGTGATCGTACCGCCCGTTGACGTGCCAGAGAAAACCGATGCAAACGACACTGAGCCGTTGCCAGATGCCGTGACAGTTTGAACACCATCAACAACGCCCGTTCCCGATACTGTGATCTGTAAACCAACCGTATAAACCGGTGTATTCGGCGTAGCATAGGTCAATGTGGTCGTTGTGCCATCGCCTGTTACGGTGAGGATTGCCGGTGTCTGATCGAAATTTACCGTTTCAAGATCAACAGCCCACAGATTGACGCCGCGATTGGCCCAATTGGCCAACAGCAGGTTTGATGCCATACGCGCTGACTGCATATGCTCTTGAGCAATGGCCGTGTTTCTGATTTCGCAGAGATTGTACGCATAAAGTACAAGCTCACCGAGCGACGGGTTGAAATTATAGGTGCCGCTCGTTGACATCGGGATACCCTTTAGAAGTTTGTATTATTTTTGTTTGCCACCAAAACACCGCCGATATTGATGCTGACAGTAGCCGCCGTCGCCGCGCTTGGTGCAATCTGCCAACGCAAGTCAGTCTTTTCAGCATAAGGAAGCGGGAAGTGACGTTGCACTTCATAGCTTGTATTGAATGGCGTCTGAACAATCATTTGCTGAACGCCAGCGGATGAGTTGGTAATTGCACGATAGGTCGTATAGTTGGCACTGTTGCCGTTGAACGACGAATAAGCACCGTAACGATAACCATAGAACGTATATCCGGCAGGAACCGTAAACACGGACATCTGCGAACGGCCAAGGCTTGACGTAGTACCATTGAAAACGCCCGTGTTAATTTGAGCGTAAACAACGCCACCGTTGGAAAGCGAAACAACGCCAGTTGGGTTTGTCGCACTGCCAGTGGAAACAAAAATGGAATTAATGCGGAAATATTGATTCACCGTCGGCACGTTGGTCGTACCATTAAGAACCAAGACTTCAGAAATTACAGCGTAATTGGCATCAAGACCAACGATGGTAATTGAAGCCGTATCACCCGCAGCAGTGCTGACAAGCTGCATGGTTAAGGCAGAATTTGGGAACACATATTCCGTTGTGGCCATATTTTCCCAGACAGTACGAAACAATCCGGCAGTCGCAGGCGTTGTGCCATAAGCAAAAATGTTTTGCTCTGTGTGATTGGTAATTTGACCACGGGCCACTTGAAGCTCAAATGGCTCATATTTGCCATTTTGAGTGATTGAAGGCCAATTAACGCCAGATTGTGAAAGCGTTCCCATGATTAGCAGTCCCATTTCCTGAGTGATTTGTTAATCCTGCTATCAGGATCGGCGGCAGCGGCTGCACCGGTAAGCTTGCGCTTCATGCCCGTCATGCGTTCGCAGAATGATGTGTGACGCGGATTATCCGAATCTTTTGTCGGAGCCTTTAAATTATGACCTTCGGCACGGGCAGATTGCCTACCACGTTCATTAAGTCCACCAGATGGTGATTTGCCTTCAGAACGTGTCCATGCAGCAGTCATATTAAAGAATCCTTTAGAAGAACATTGCCAGATTAAAGTAGGGGGAGCCGAAGCCCCCCCATCTTTTTACTTGCCGCCCATCTCTGGCTCGTAGGACTTGTGGCCTTTAGGCTCCATCCCGTGATGAGCAGACGAGAGCGGGTTCATGTTCGAACCTGCACGACCACCCGACTTGCGTGGGGCGCGATCCATGCGGTGCTCGGCCTTGTGGCCTTCATGATGACCGACATGGTGCTTGTGCTTGGCCTTATGGACCTTGCCACCGTGCTTGCGCTTGTCGGCTTCCTTGACAACGTTTGAGTGAGCGCCTTCGTAAACATCCGAAGGAGCTTCGTCGTGGTCAAAGTGGCCGACCATGCCACCCTTCGCGTGTTCAGCGCGAGGATGCTTGTGATGTACACCATGTTCAACGTGACCGTGGTGATGTCCTTTGTGACCCTTCATGGCTCACTCCTTAAAAGTTGTAGTACTGGGTCAATCCATACAGGCCCGTAATCGGAGATGCGGTCATGTAGGACTGTGGCGACTGGCGAATGGTCAGTTTGTTCGCACCGCTGCTTGAGGTAGCGGCGAAGGTTCCACGAACGTCTGCCGTCGTTGCTGAAGGCGTGGTGCGATCAGCAGGAAGGTAATTCGTTGCGGCAGTGATCAGCGTCGATGCAACCAACGAAGTGGCCGAATTGACGATAACATCGCCGAACGTGTCAGAGCGAAGTGGAAGACCAAACACGTCAGCGGTACCAACGGAATAAGCGTGGGTCGTATCAGCCGTGCCGCCCGAAAGCACCACAGACTTAATATACTTGAACGCCTTCTTGCCGTTGACAGCGGAACCTGCCGAGATCGTAATGGCTTCCGACATTGGATACCCGTAGATATCGTAGCCGTTAACCGTTGCGGTCGTGTAGGTTGCGCCTGATGCTGCCGTGACGCTGACAGCGCGACCAAGGAGAGCCTGTGGGCTCCAATTGGTGACTGCTGGCGTCTGAGCATTGTTTGGAACAGCGCACTGGGATGGGGTCTGGTAAGCCAGCGTGATCGTGCCGGACGTTACCGTCAAATTCCCAGTAAGCTGATAGGTGCCTGTCGTACCCTGCGAAACCGTCGAATAGGTGCCGGTTGTCGTAAGCTGCGAAACAACCTGCGAACCGGCCACAGTACCCTGTGAAACCGTGCCGCCAGCCGTCAAAAGAACCATTCCTGGTCCGATTGGCATCTGGTTCGTCGAGGTCGTGATGGTCAGAACACCGTTGGTAACAGAACCGGTGACCGATGCATAAGCATCGAGAGCCAGAACCGTATCAGTTGCGCCAGTATCCGCACGAACAAAACTCGTGGAGTAATAAACGCCAGTGGTCGAAGAGCTTGCCGAAAGAACCGTCAGTGTCGCGCTCGTTGGGTTCGCAGAGGTGACAATTGCCGCCGCTGCTGCCGAATAAGGCACTGCACTGAGGGTCGTAATGTTGTCAAATCCAAGCCACCCAAAATCCTGCGAAGCCTGAGATTCGCCGTTAAAATAGGTGTATGTTAAGCGTGGATCGAGGATACCCGCCCCTGCATAAAACAGGGACGAGGCACCAATATCTGGGTTTGCAGCGGTATTCGAATAGGGCGACTGACCGAATGCAATGACTGGACCAGAGAATGCTGTAATAGCCATGATGCTTTCTCCGGTTTACGAGGTTGGGAACGAGCCGTAAATCGAACGCCAGTTGTAATAACCGAAGCTGTAACGCTCATAGCCCTTTACGAGCAGGTTATCTGTAACGAAATCGACTTGCATGTCGGTTTCGAACTTTACGCGCTCCATATAGGCAAGGCCGTCGATGTTCGTGAGCAAGAACCAAGCATATGGCGACGTCAAGAAGTCGTTGACCATATAGCCTTCTGGCAAGCCACCGGCAGTCGTCATGATCGAATTGACGTCATTATCTGCAGTGCCTGGGCGCAATTCAGTCTTCAGAAGACGGATTGCAACTGGCTCCAACTGCGGAGGAATGATGAGCTTGCGGCCACGGGCGAACACCTTCAGACCGGCCTGATCGCGGAAGTTCGTGCGGATCGCGATCATCGCGTTCAGCAAGGTGGCTTCGTTAAGATCAACCTGCGTCGTTGGGGTGTTTGCGACCGTCGAACCATCGATAGGATGCGCCGTGGAGCAAAGTGCCACACCGTCGCCGCCGACCGAAGCATTGTAGGTCGTTGCCGTGTTGAGAAGGTTCGCGCCGTAGATTTCCTTGGTCTGCTGGAAAGATTCGATCAAACCGAGGTTAGAAGGCGTGAACTGGGTCTTGTAGAGGTTGTCATCAATTGCCTTACGGGTGATCGCGTAACCGAGTGCGATTTCCGTGTGCTCCTGATTGTACACAAAACGTTCGCCCGAACCCGAATCGAAAGCCGTCTGGCCACCTTCGCTCTTAAGTTGAGCAAGGCCGAGGTAACGCATTTCTGCGGTACGTTCGAGAGCCATCTTCGAATCGTGCTTGGTGAAGATCTTGTCGTACTGCGACGGGATCATCTCGTACTTGCCTTCGACACCGCGAAGACCTGGGAGCAAGAGATCCTTGATCTGTGAAAGATTAACAGCCATGGTTCATTACTCCTTACGAGATGCCAGTTGGGCCAGCGCCATTCGTGCGCCAAACTTCGTTATTGAAGCCGACGATCAAATTGCAATACTGGGTGGTTGGATCGCCGCCGTTGCTGAACGAGACAGCATAATCAACGATGATGAATGGGAAGGTAACCGTGGTGCCGACAGAAGAGATGTAAGCGCCAGAACGGCCAGTGGCGGTCGAACCCGTACCAATGGTGAACTGTGCATACTGACCCTGAACGCCAGAGGTCTGAACTGCTGCGGTGCCGGTAACTGGGAAGCCTGTACCCGAAGACTGAACGACAAAACGTGCGTTCGGATCATCAATCACATAAGCTTCAACATCATTGGTGGCATCAGAGCCGGGCCAATAAGCCGACCAAACGACACGCTTCTGCGAGGTCGAGAGGTACTTACAACCAACAAAGATACCAGCAAGAACGGTCGTGCCTGCTGCGGCCTGCGTGATGTAGCCAGTGGCAGTGCCAATGACCGGCATTACGGGGTCGCCGGTAAACACGGCAGTGCTGTTACCGGAAGCGATTTTACGGGTTGACTGGGCGAACGTCGGAGCGCCGCCAGCGCCACCCTGATAC